GATGCTGTAATAGGTGAACTCATTATCCGTGTAGCTCGTGCTGGCTGTGTCCAGCGCCGCGCTCCACGTCGCGTTGTCCGTCGAGTATTCCCAGATCAGATTGTACGTCGCCGTGCCGTTCGGGCAGATACCGACGTGATCCACAAACACCGCAGAGCCCATATCGTAGCTGATATTGCCGTCAGCGCTCGTTTGCGTGCAGACGGTCGTAAGATCGCCGTCAAAGGCGTTCGCAACCGTGCCCCCAGCGCTCGACGTCCCGCCTGTCGTCCCCTGAGACGTCAGCTCCCGGCGCAGGACCTTCAAGACGCCAATCGTCCCGGTCGGCAGCGTATAAGCGACCTTGCCCTGCACTTGCGGGATCAGCGTCTCTTCAACCGTCCATAGGTTGATGCCCCGCGCGCCCCACAGGGAAAACATTTGATACAATTCCAACCGAGCGTCAGTCAAAACCTCGCGCGTAAGCGCCTGCTTAGGGAGGCCAGCGACAGACGCGGCCTGCTCAATGAATGTGCGCTGGTCGATGGTCGTCGCGCCGTATGTACCTGAAGTGGCCATGCTACGTCCTCTTATAGACGTTCAGAGAAAAACGGGCATAAATTTCAGCGGCGTCTTCTGCCCATTTATTCTTCGACGAGCCCAGCCCGACCATCAGTCTCTCCCTGATTGGACAACCGTCAGCGTCAAGCCCCCGGTGTCATCGGTAACGTTCATGCGCACCGCACGGCAGGGGATCGTCGTGTTGAGGACCTTGTTGTTGCCAGTCGTCGATAGAGACGTATCAATCCATGTGGGGGTAGATACGCCATCCATATCCAGATCGGCGGACACCTGAATAGTCCCGGCGGCGCTGCCAGTCGTCGTCAGGTACAGGCCAAGATTAAACTCGCCATTGTACTGATCGACAACGATAGCGTCACTTGCCCCCGTCGCCGTCGCTGTTACCCGAACCCGTTTCATTCGTCATATCCTCCAGCGTTTGGCCAAAGCCGTATAGTACACGATTTGGCCGCCAGTTGTCGAGAAGTGTGCAAGAACCCGGCACATAAAGCTCCGTACCCCTGCTATAAGCGTATCCCATCCAGAACTCAGCGCACGCTCTACCGGCCTCTCCGATAATCATGTCGCTGTATGTGAAGTCACACCCGAACAGGTAAATCTTCGGTCGGCCCTCCAAGATCGCGTGCGCGATAGCGTAGGCCACCGTCGTGTTGAAGTACGGGAATTTAACGTGCTCCATCACCTCTTCAAGCGGATAGCGGACACTGGAGGGAACACGATCATCAGGCTTGGCCGTGTAGATCGGAACCTCTAGACCGGCCAGAGCCTCCGCCATCTGAGGCCAAGGCTCAACCGTCATCTCTCGACCGTGCGCCTCAGTGTCCTTCGTGTGCGTTATCCCATCGAACCACATGCCGACCGGGTCCATGTGATACAGGCGGTCAACCTTCAAAGTCCGGGCCACCGCGTTCACACCCCAGACTTCAACATTATCCGGGATCGCGCCAGCGTTCGTCCGCATCCAGTGCGCCATGTTCCAGTCGTTATACGAACGCCCCATCGCGATAATCGCGACAGGGCGCTTGTTTGTGTCTGCTTGGGCAGAATCAGTCATGTCGGCTCCTGTTAGCCGCCGTACTGATCCGTCCCGTAAGCACTGGCCTTGGAAGACCCGTCAGCGACCATCAGGAGGCTAACGTAAACGGAGCCGTTCAGCGTGCTCTCGGGAGTATAAGTCCCGCGAACATCGGCGGTCGTGGCTGTTGCAACTTCGGTCACACCATAACCAGCGACAATGGTGCCGGTGGCGGTGAGGCCGTCCTCAGTGATACCAAGAATCTTGCCCGCATTCAACAGGTGGTACGGGAGACCGAGAATCGAAGAGGAACCAACATCGACCTGCGTCGAAGTCAGGTTGCCATCAACGGCAACAGCAGTCACCGTCTTAAACGCTTGAGGCGTGTTGACAGTGGTGTTGTTCGGGCCAGCGAGATCAGCAACAAGAGCTGCCCCATACTTGTCCGTGCCGGTGATGGTGAACGTCACACCACTCTCGTTCGCCGTCGATGTCATAGACACCGTGCGAGGAACGTCGAACGTAGCCACACCATTAGACGCCAGAGCACCGGTGATGGTCAGGCTTGCTGCGCCAGTCGTGGACTGGTTCACGCAAATTCCATCCGGGTCTGCCGCTGCAGGAGCGCCAAGTTCGATTGGGACGAGAATTGAGGTCTCCGTCATGGACGGAACGCCACGATCCTCACGTCCAGCAGGATCAGAACCCACTGCACGCCCGTAATATGCGTCGCCGATGCGAAGGCCGTCAGAAACGTGTGTCATGTCTTTCTCCTCAGAGTTGCGCGGGGGCCAGCGTACCGGCCCCCACTAGATCAGACACCCGCCGTGCCGAACACGCCGCGCCAGTCAACCCAGAACGGAACGTAACGCTCAGTGGCCTTGTACCGCATTGAATCGGTCTCAAAGTCACCTTCCATCGAGCGTTCCATGCTCCGGCGGTTCATCATCATCAGACCGCGAGGAGCATCCGTCTGGACCCACCAAGCCGTCGAAGACGTCAGGCGGGACAGGGTAGCAGTACCGCCCGGAAGCAGCCCAATCGATTTGATCGGGTTGACATCGTTGTTGGCAGTACCCGGACGCAGAACCGAGTTCAGGATGGTCTCGGCTTGGAACATATTGTCCGGCGACACCACCAGCTTCTGCGGGGTGATGCGGATTTTACGTCCAGTCGAGTCCGTCATCTTGCGAATCTGGATCAGCATCTGCTCAAGTGACGTTTGCGAGAGGTTCGCAGCGGTCGCCAACTGGTTCGACTGAGTGCCGAAACGGGTCGGGTGAGCAGTGTTGACCAGAGACACGCCGTCACCACCGGTGTACGAACTGTTGAACGAGCGGTTCAAGATGTTCGCTGCAGTGGTCTCCCGCGTCTCGATCATGGACTGAGCGAGGTGCTGGGAGTAGACGCTGCCGATGCGGATGTGGTCACCATCTTCGACAAGAACCTTGGTCAGCGCGAACGCCAGACCGTAGACCTTGTACCACGCACGAGCGATGTACAGGACACCACCCGATTGGTAGGTAACCGCAGTACCATCAGGCAGTTCCGGTGCCGAGCCGAAGCCAAAAAGCACTGGTTCCTCATGGTAGTTGCGTGCGATCCCTTTTTCTTCTTTAAAGATCGCCTTGTACTCATCGGCACGCTGGTTGTAGACGCCGTTGAACTCACGGTTCATGATCGGCTCTACAATCGACTTAAATTGGGTCGATGTCATAATAGGCATTGTTCAACCCTCCTTAGATCGCAGCAGCGTCAGCGACGTATGCGTGCTCAGAAATCTGAACCAGCACATTGACGTAGGTATCGCCCCAGTCGTTGCCCTCTTCAGACGACAAACCGATAACGCGGAACTGGGCGTTGTTGCCAGCCCCAACCAACGTCGCATCCAACTGCGCAGTGGAATACCCCTGCGAGTTGTTCGTCGGGTTAACCGAGTCAGCCTGATCACCGATAGCGGTCTGCGCCATCGTTGCGTCGGTCTGGACGCGGTAAATGATGTTCGGGTCAACGTAGACGCGAACTTTGGTGGATGTACCGGCCAGCAGCGTGGTGCTAGCTGTCCAGTGCTCGGACACGCGGACGCGGCCCTCTGCATCGACGTATTCAACGCCAGCAAAGACACCGAGAAGGCGGTCAGAAACCGCAGCGGGCTGAATGGTGCCACCGGTTACCAGTTTCACCGGCTGACCAAAGTAAATGGCCGTGCCGTAAGCGGAAGGAATCCCGCCATCGAAAATCTGATACTGCGGCTGCTTTGCACCATCTACAGTCCGAACGGCTTGAAAGCCAAACGGCTCAGAAGTGGAAGGCATTGCGCTCTCTCCTACTCAGAGGTTACCAGACGGGCCGGTCAGTAGGCCGACCCAGCTCATTGAAACCCTCCGCAATGATTTTGCCTTCTCCGCCGCTCTGTTGGATCATCTGCTCCGCTCCCTCCCGGATCGCTGCCTCGCTATCGAGAGGCTGCTTCTCGTGGAAGTGGTTCATGACCGCTTCGTAGCGCCGTTGACTGATCCGGTACAGGAGCATCTCGTTGATGCTGATAACGCCCGGATAGTCTCCAGACTTCATTGCGAAGCTACGCAGCTTGAAGCCTTGCTCCCCAAACATTTCCGGCGTAACGGGCTCGTAGCCCATCTGCTCTCGCCGGTAGATCGGGTCTTGCTGGTTCGTAGTCGAAAGCCAAACAAGATGAAAGCCATCCATCTGCGGCAGGTTCGGAAGAACATCAAAGGTGAAATCGGTGACAATATCATCGAGATCATCCAGTTCTTCTTGTCGCTCCTCTCGGGCATGCGCCCTACCTGTCGCGACGCGAGGGTCGTCTGCATTCCTCGTCCGAGCTACGTTCCCACGGGAAGCAACTCTTGCGTCTTGCTCGGGTCCATCCTCGACATCCAACAGATCGTCGAGAATCTCATCCGCGTCTTTCCCAGTATTCTTAGCCATTTTTTTTGCTCCGTCAAGCCCTAGCGCTGATTAGCGCGGGCGCGTTTCAATTCAGTGCGGATTTCGGCGTCTGTAAAGCCCGCCGCTTTCCAGTTTTTAACAGCCTCGCGCTCGAACGCCGTGAGAGGGGCTGCGGCGCCTCCAGACCGGCCTCCACCATTGCCACCACCTCGAACAGGGCTCTTCTTGCGCTGGCGTTGCTGGCGACCCTCGAACAGATGAGGCAGCCGCTCTCGCGTTCTGGCTGTCAGCTCGTCCCAATACTCACGGGTGGACGGGTTCCAGCCCTCAGCCACCAATCCATCATCAATGGCGCTGGTGATCCGGCTGTCCTCATCCGATCCATTCGGGTCAAACCATGTGTTCCGGTCCATCCACGACTGAGCGTGACGCTGTAGGTTTGGATCAGGTCGTGTCGGCTGAGGCTGACGTTGGGCCTGAACGTAGCGCTGTTTGACGCTCTCGTAACCTATAGCCGCCCGCTCATTCTCACGGAAGGCCTCATCCGCAGCCTCAAACGCCTCTGAATCGCCACTCTCGATAGCCTCAGCTCGACGCCTGCGCGCAATGCCCATATTCCGCTTCGCCGTCTCGATGGCGCTGTCCAGCCGCGCCAGATCGCCAGAACCTTGACGGCTCTCAACGGCAGCCAGACGCTCCTGAAGCTGGTGGATCGTCTCGCTCTGAGACTTAATTAGGTTTTCGCGAGCCTCACGCTCACCACGCTTTCGCTGACGTCGCGTCTGACGCTTGGACCGGTTCCGCTTGCGCTGATCTTCAGCGCTCAGTTCTTCCGGCTCTTCCTCCGAAGAATCGTCGTCGTCCGAATCGTCGCCATCGTCATCGGACAAATCTTCCGTTTCTTCCTGATCGTCTTCCTCGTCGGTGTCCTCAAAAAGCTCCAAGTCACCGTCGTCTCCGGGGTCGCCCACCTCAATCATTCCATTTGACCGAGTGTCGTCTTCCTGATCCTCGATCTCTTCGCGCTCTCTTGCACCCATCTCTCAGCTCCTAATATGCTGCCGCGCCCGCAAGCGGGTCGCCGGTGATTTGCCCAATGACGTTCGTGTCGTCGAAGATGCCAAACAGAACTTTCTGCCCGCCTTCTGCCTCGACCTCGAACTTGTCAGCACCATGCTTAGGAACCCGAACAAACATTCCGGTTTCGCACCACGCGCCCTCCTCAAAGGGCTCCATCGTGCGCCGGTCCTTGTACGCGAGCGGCCCGGTCGAAATGACCTTGCCAACCTGCGTGTTCCACTTTTCGGCTTCTTTCGTCTCGTTGGGAAGATAAATCCCCTCAGCCGTTTTCTCCTGAACAGAGCGAAGCTGAACGAGAATGCGTGCCCCGACCGGTTTCACGCCCGGATCGACTTGAGGCCACGGATCAAAGTTTGTTTTTTTCTTCATCTAACTCCTCCTGAAGGCTATGAAGAATGTCTAACGATTGAGAAAGCCCTGAGATGATCCCAGACCGTCGCGAGTACGTCTCTGGCTCATGCGTCTTCCACAGGGCTTCCTGCCTCTCACTTATCTCCTGTTCAAGTCTGTCTATGAATCGGTGTACCGTCTCCGATTCATAGTAGCGTGGCTGCCGATTCACGCTATTTCTTGCATCCCTTCATGGCGAGGTTCTTCCGCTGGCTGACGCCGTTGGAGTTACCGCACTGGCCGGACTTACCGGTCGCTGGGGCTTTCTTTCCCATCGTTCTGCATCTCCGCAATGGTCAAGCGCGTCTCATTGTTGGCTTCCGCGACATACTCAGAACTTTCGATCTGTGCCGCTGCCTTTTCGAGATCGGCGGCGCGCTTGTCCTCCGCCTCCTCGATCCGTGCATCCGTCTCGCGCTCCTTACGGGCCTGCTCGCGGCGCTTGATCTGCGCATCGAGCCCGAGCTGGATGTCTTTTCTGTTCTCTTCGCGCTCACTGTCGATAGCATCGACCTGAGCTTTGATCTGTTCCGCCTGAGCGATCTTCAGGTTCGCATCTCCCTGAGCCTTCACCGCCTCGATCTGAACCTCGTTCGGGTTCAATTCCTCAAGCAGCTTCGTCGTCATCTCAATGATAGCCGGGAGCTGTTGGAACATCGTCCCAGCGCCGTTCACGACGTCACTAGCCACGTTTGCGAAGAGCGTGGACATCTGGTCCGTTTGAGGCTGTTGCTGTTGCTGCTCAGGGTCCGCAGACTGCGGCTGGGCGTCAACCTGCATGAGCTGTTCCATCGGTATCTGCGTCATCTGCTCAACGGCCTCGCCCATTGCCTTCGCGTACCACATAGACAGGTGGTCCTTGATGTGCTGCAGCATGGCCGGGGCCAGCGTCTGAACAATGATTCGGTTCTGACCGAAGATCGGGCTAGACAGGTAAAGCAGGTGGATCACCAGATGCGCCTCATGATCCTGATGCGGGAACACCTGTTGCTGCGCGCCGTTCGTCATCTGGACGTTCTCTTCGACCGCGTTCGCAGGCTGTGGTTCCGGCGGTTCCGGCAATAGCGACTGCGGGTCGGGAACCTTGAGCTGCTCCAGAATGCGGCGAGCAATCGCCTCAACATCCCAGTTCAGGTTCTGGAAAACCGGATTGGAAATCAGGTTCACGACCTCGTTCAGCATCGCGTAGCGCTGGGCCTCAGCGAAGATGTTCGGGTCCGACACCGGCATCACGTCCATTGGAACCTGATACTCTTCCGCCGTGATCATATCCTTCGACGCCAGATCGAGCGGCTCTTCGTCGCTCATGTTCTCCGCGAGCAAGCGGTGAACGATCTGCAGCTCTGCCGCCATCGCCCGGTGCATCCTCATGTGGATGCTGGACATAACCTTCGCGCCCTGCTCAATCAGCGCCAGCGTGGTGCCGACCGGGGCCTGTGGATTAACCTCTGCGATTTTCTCCGATGCCGTCGCGACGACGCTCTGCCCCTGCTCGACCAAGAAGCCCAGCAACTGGAACAGAACCGGCGAGGGACCAGCATACGGGAATGGCATAAACACCTTGCGGATGTCATCCGTCTCAACGCCATCGATCTCAGTAATAGCCGTCGGCGACGGGTTGATGTTCTCGCCTGACGTGCGAGCACCCTTCATACGGATGCCGCCCGGAGTGTTCTGGATCATAGCACTGTCGAGCAACGCCCTGAGAGCGCCTGTCGTAGCGCCCGAGATGCTGCCGATGATGTGCGTCATACCGACGTGGTACGCGCCCTCCCACGGGATGAAACCCCAAGGAACGACGTGCTGAATCTCCGTAATCACGCCGCGCGCAATGAAATCTTCCTCGTCCCAGTTCCGGTAGATCGCGACGACTTCCTTCGACAACTCGTCAATCGTAATGATGTACCAGCCCGGCGCGCTGTCTGAATTGCTCTCGTCCGTGCCGTCCCCTTCGAGCTGCTCATCGCTATTCTCAATCAGGAGCGGGTCTTCGCCGTCCATGTTGTGATAGACGTAGACCTCATATAGGCGGCGCACACCATCCAGATTGCTGCCGGTCTCTTCCTTACCCTCGACCTTCTCGTTGGCCAGCTCCGGCCCGCTCTGCTCTGGGCTCTGGCTCTCCGCATCGTCAAACGGCCCACGGATGTAAATGCCCTCACGGACACGGCGCTCGATCTCGACCTTCTCCAGATCGTAGATCAGGGTGCGACGACGCGCGGACGTGAACCCGGTCGCGTAATATGGCAGGATCACCCGGTCGGTGGTCAGAAACTCACAGTTCGGGCGGCCATCTTCCCACCAC